CACGACCGGCATGCCATCGGGCACCGGTGCGCGGGCGATGTTGCTGATGCCGAGGCAGGCCCAGGTCTCGTAGCCGGTCGCCTGCCAGACCGACAGCGCGGTTTCCACGCCCTCGGTGAGGACGATCGGCGTGGTGCCGGGCAGGCGGACCGCGGCGAGGTCGGACCAGTCGTCGCGCGTCTTGTTGGTCCGCTTCTGCACCCTGATCGGCGCCTTGCGGCCGTCGCTGGTCAGGTAGATCTGCTGGACCGCGTGCACGGTGCCGGCGGCATCGGTCGAGAGCGCGACCAGCGCGCCGTACCTGCTGTAGGCGTCCGGCCGATAGCGGATGCAGGACGGCAGCGGCCGCGCGGTGATCCCGCGCCCCGACAGGTAGGTCTCGACGCAAGTCCCTCCCGGGTCCTCGCAACCTGCGACGATCTCGGCGACCTTGGCCGCCTTGTCATCCGTTCGCCCGGCCGCGTGCCGCTGCTCCGTCCGAGCGGCATCAGCAACGCGAATCTGGTCCGCCCGGTGGTCGAGCCCGAGCCAGTCGATCGCCCACTCGCAGGCGGCGCCATTGGCCAGTCCCAGGGTCTGCGAGACGAGGCTCATGCCGTCGCCGCCGACCTCGTTCTCGTGGTCGTACCACCGGCCACGGTCGGCACCGTCGATCTCGACGGCGATGCTGCCCTTGTTGCCGAAGCGGAGCTGCGACCTGGTGGAGAGGCTCCGGTTTGGCTCGCCGAGGAGCGCCCGCGCGAGCTCTGCGGCTCGCTCGTTGAGCTGCTCCGCGACCTCGCCGATCGACGGCCTCGCCTGACCGCCGGTCAGACCGAGCGGACGAGCCTCGTTCAGGTCAATCAAGGATCACGAGCCCCCGCTCGGCACGGGTGATCGCGGTGTAGAGCCAGCGGGCGCGGTCGTCGGCCGTGCGCCCGAGGCCGTCGTCGTAGACGATCACGTTTTCCCACTGCGACCCCTGGGCCTTGTGACAGGTGATGGCGTAGCCCCAGACCGCCTCGATCAGGCCCTTCCTGATCCAGTGGTCGCGCCGCTCCCGGTTCAGGTCGCGGACGACGTGGTCGTCGAAGTGGCCCTTGTAGATGACATACCGGCCCGCTTCGGAATCTGGCGGCCCGACCGGGTCACCGTCCTCGGTCCGGATGGTCGCGGAGAAGCTGATCTCGTTCTCGTGGTGCACGTCGGACAGCTCGAGAAACATGCCGTTGACGATGCCGAGGTCATTCCGGTTTTTCAGGCAGATGATCTTCTCCGCCTGGTCCTCGCGGCGCTCGCCGGTCGGGTAGACGGTGTCGAACCCGGCGGCGCGCTTCATGGCGATGTTGAGCTGTACGCGGGTGGCGTTGCGCCCGCAGATCACCTGGCCGCCGCGCAGCATTTGCTCGGGCGCGATGCCGAGCCGCGGCATCTTCCAGACGTAGGCGTCGTGCTCGCCGTAAGGGATCGCCAGAGCCTGGCGCGCCATGGTGGCAAGCCGGATGATTGCGCTCTCGCCAGCCTGACGATGGATCTCGGTCAGCATCACGTCGGGCGCAGCTCTGGTGAAGGCGCCGTCGCCCTTGATCGGCGGCAGCTGGCCGGGATCGCCGAGCACCAGGATCGGCTTGCCGAAGGCGAGCAGGTCGCGGGCCATGTCGTCGCCGACCATCGAGACTTCGTCGAGCACGATCAGTGCGGCGTCGCGCAGGATCGACTGCTCGTTGAAGACGAAGCGCGGCTTGTGAATGTCGGCGAGCCGCAGGCGGAGGCTGCCCAGGCGGGATTCCTCGAATAGGCGCGTGGCCGGATCGAGGGTCGACAGCTTCGCCTCGATCTCAGCGATCTCCTCTTTGACCCGCTCGATCTCCTCCGGCGTTGCCTCCGAGACGCGGTAGATCAGGCTGTGAATGGTCGACGCGGGCATGCCCTTGCGGGTCATGACCAGAGCGGCTTTCCCGGTGTACGCGCCGTAGAGCACGCCGTCGGCCAGACAGACGCCGGACCCGTTCGCCTCCTTTGTCATCGTCTCCAGGCCGAGCTCGTCGATGGCGTGCTTCGTAAGGGTCGTCTTTCCGGAACCGGCATAGCCAAACACACGAAAGACCTGTTGTTCTGCGGTCCGGTGCTGGAACCAGTCCTTGATCGCGCGGATCGCCTGCGCCTGCAGGTCGGAGGGCGTGAAGCTCTCGCTCATGAATCGCCCTCCCAGCAGCGCCGGGCGAAGGGACACGTCCGGCAGAGATAGAAGTCCGGAGCGCTCGCGATACGGGGCGGCAGCTCCTCGGCCTCCACGCCGCGCAGGATCTCGACTGCCTTATCCGAGAGCTTCTGGGCCTCGGCCGGGTCGAAGTGGACGACCTCGTGGTAGAGCTCCTGGGTGTTCTTGTTCATGGCCGTGAGCAGGGCGACGTCGAGCCCCATGTAGGCCATGTACAGCTGGCACTGCGCGAAGTAGAGCGGCTTGGTCTGGCGGAGCCCACGCTTGACCAGATCGGTCCAGGACTTCTGGTTCAGGGCCTTGTGCTCGAAGAGCGCCGGCCAGCGGATTCCGACCTCGGGACCGCCGACGATCACGCCGTCGATGTGCCCGCGGAGCCGGCCACCGGCGATGCTGAATCCGAATTGGCGGCCGTCCCTGCCACGGGCGCGGAGGTCGAACCCGGCCGCGTGCAACCACCGGATAGCGAGTTCCTCGAACTGGTGACCGGCGTCGAAGATCCGCAGCAGACCAGCGCCGAAGCCCATATTACCGTCGACTGGGGTATGCGTGATTTCGTACGTCAGGCGCCGGGTGCACGGCTCGCCGATCCGGCTGCCACCGAGGTAGTCGCGCGGCGGCTGGGCCTGGTGGGCAGCCTCGAGGGCTGCATCGACGTGCGCGTTGATCCGGACGCCTACGTCGCACACAGCACTCGGCGCGCCATAGATGAAGCCGGACCCGGAGTTCAGGTCGACGATGGCGGGCATCGGCGACGGCTTAGAAAGGCAAGTCGTCATTGAGCGCCTGACCCTGCATCGACCGCTGGAAGCCATCGACCGCCGCCTCGATCAGCTGATCGATCTGCTCGGCCGTGAGATCGAAGAAGTGCTCCATCAGGCCGAGCTCGCTCAGGATCTCAGCGAACGGGCGCCGGGCGTCCTTGATCGCCTGTCTCTCCATATCGGTTTTGTCGATCATGCCACTGTGTCTCCCGGCGACGGCCGCGCCGGCGTCCTGGCAGCGCAGCGAGCAGAAGCGGTAGGTCGGGTAGAGGTCGTGGCGGAGCTGATGCACGTAGCCGAAGCCACGCGACTCGCGGGCGCAGATCGCGCAGGGGCGGACGTGCTCGCATTCCGGATCCGGGCCACGCCTGCGCAATGGTGGCTCCGGCAGTGGGGCCGGCGGCGGTCCACGCCGCGCCCGACGTCTTGCCAGAGCCACCTGACGCCCCAGGCTACGAGTTCAGCCACGCCGGGCCGGCCGGCTTCGAAGGCTGGCTGGCCGCGGCGCCATGAGCTGCCATGGGCCGCTGCCAGGCTGCCGCGGTCACGTGTTGTTCCGGGGTAGCGCGCTGTTGCGGCGCCCAGGCGGGCTTCGCGGCGGCGGAGGTGGTGCCAGGTCCACTGCTGGCCGATCGTGGGCGCGAGGGGCTCGCCGGCACATCTTCGCCGTTCATGACCGCGCGCCACTCCTTCTCATTGGGGAGGATGGGCCGGTCGAGCTTGTTCTTGTCGGGGTAGCGCGAGTCAGTGGTCGGCTCGACCGTGATCTTGGCGACGAAGGAGATGCCGTCGAGATCGGCGAGGCCACGCAGCCGCCGCTTCGCCTTCGCATCCTCGCTGTTGTCGTCGGGGTCGAGGCCGAGCGCACTGTCGATCATGGCGCGGAAGGTGCGCTTGCTGATGTTCCAGCCGATCGATGCGCCCTTCTCGTCGACCTTGCCGCCCGAGACGGTGAAGGTCTGCCAGAATTTCCTGCGGGCGAGCCGGCCCTCGGTCACGGTGAATTCGCAGTCGAGGCTTAGCACGTCGCTGCCGGCCGTGGTGGACGCCTTGAGCAAGCCGCGGTCGATCTCGGTCTGTCCGTCGACCCCACCCGGCCGAATGGTCATGATCACTTTGGCGAAGCTACCGTCGGCGATCAGATCGGAGCTCTGCTGCGGCTCGACATCGCTGAAGTCGTACATCTGCAGGATCCTCGTGCTTGGTGCTGAAGCTCATGCGGACCGAGCGGTCCGATTGATCTTGGCGAGCAGCGCCCTGAGGTCGGGCGGCTCGGTCAGGTCGAGGCGACCCGATCGGTCCTTCGCGGGGAGGCCGTAGGGGTTGCCTGACCGGCAAACGAGGCGGCGGGCCTGGCCCTTGGCGGGCTCATGGCGCCAGCCGTCGCCATCGGGCTCGAACAGGCTCATGCTCACGACCTGGTCGACGATGCCCGGCAGCTCGCGCGCGGCCTTGCCGCCTTCCATCTGCGGCTGCCAGTGCTTCCGGTTGAGGTCGTCGACGACGCGCTCGAGGATGCCGACGAAGACCACCGTCTTGCCGGGCGCGTGCTGCAGGTGCTTCAACAGCACGATGACCTCGCGGGCGAGCAGGCCATACGCCCCGCGCACGTCCGGCTTACCGCTCTTCTCGCTGAACGCCTCGGGCCGGGTCTTGGCCCAACCAATGCACTGGCGGGTGAGGTCCGTGATGCTGTCGACGAAAACGATGCGCTTTTGCGCGATCAGCCGGACCAAGTCGGGGTACGTTCCGGCGACGTGCTGATAGTGGTCCTCGGAGAAGAAGGCGCTTGCATCCGCGGCCGGGTCGATCCCGCCGATGAGACAGGCGATGTCGACGGCATCGAGCCAGGCCCGGATCGGAATGCTGTCGCCTGGCCAGTCCTGTACCGACTTCATGCCAGCCTCGAGGTCGACGCAGAGCGTGGTTTCGGGTGGTAGTGTTTTGAGCAGCGAGGTCTTACCGACCCCCGCCGGCCCGAAGATCGCCATCGTCGTCTTGCTGTTCGCCTCAGCGAGACGCTGGTCGGCGGTGATGATCGCAAGGGGCATGGCTGGCTCTCCGGCCGGCTACGCAGCAGCGAGCATGGCTGGCGAGGCGATGCGTCGCGGCTGAGCGAAGCGAGGGCGGGCGGTGGTTTCGGCCTTGATCGCCAGGTAGCTGAAGTCGAAGCGGCCGTTGCGACTCTGGACCAGGTGCACCAGGCCGTCGTCGGCCGCCTCGAGCGCGGCATCGGCGATCCTGGCCAGAGCCCGTCGCCCGTCCTCGGCAAGCTCGGACGCCGGCGAGCGGTCCCGAACGAGGAGGCCACGGTGATACTCGAGCTGCTGGCCAGGCAACGCCCGGAGGAGCCAGCGGTTGAAAGTGGCCAGCGGGATCGGCGCGTGGGGCGCCATTCCGTGGCCCGGAGTGGAAGTCATGGCTGATGTCGTTGTCTGTTCGGTCACGAGGGTAATCTTCCGTATCAAGCGATGATTGACTTGAAAAGCCAAATCATCCGCGTGTCGCAGTTGTGCGAAAACAAAGTAAGTTGCCGCGTGTTCTTGCGAACACTTGCGAGCCGATGCGTACAGGAGCGAGCTGCTACGTGCTCGTGGCGCCTCCTACGGGCTCGGCGGCATCACGCTGCCGGAGCTGCCTCGCCTCGTAGCTCTCGACATCCTCGAGCCGGTACACGACCCGGCCGCCGACCTTCAGGAAGGGCGGACCCTGCCTCTGCCAGCGCCAGCGCTCGAGCGTGCGCGTGCTCAGGCTCCAGCGTTTGGACACCTCGAAAAACCGCTAGCGGATGAGGTTTGAACGTGATTCTCTGCCACATGTTGTGGTGGGGGGTCGTGCATGGCGGGGCAGCCGGGGTTCTTCGATCGGGATGAGCGGTATGCGGCGCTGTCGGCGGCGGGCGATCCGCTGGAGCGGCTGGCGATGGTGGTCGACTTCGAGCTGTTTCGCTCTGAGCTCCAGGCGGCGCTCGACCGCTCGGACCGGGCCAGGGGCGGGCGGCCGCCGTACGACGCGGTGCTGATGTTCAAAGTGCTGGTCCTGCAAGCACTGTACACGCTCTCGGACGACCAGACCGAGTACCAGATCAAGGACCGGCTCTCGTTCATGCGGTTCTTGGGCCTGGCGCTCGAGGACCGCGTGCCGGACGCCAAGACGATCTGGCTGTTCCGCGAGCAGCTGACCCGGACCGGCGCGATCGACCGCCTGTTCCAGCGCTTCGACGCGCTACTGCGCGCCGCCGGCTACCTGGCGATGGGCGGGCAGATCGTCGACGCCACGGTGGTCCAGGCTCGGCGGCCGAGGCTCACCAGGGACGAGAAGGCAACCGTCAAGGATGGTGCGGTGCCGGAAGGCTGGTCGAAAGCGAAGCGGGCGCAGATGGATACCGATGGCCGCTGGACGCTCAAACGCGGCCGCAGCCGCCCGGCCGGTTCGAGCAAGCCGCACGAGCCGACCCCCACCGAGCTCGTCATCCCGTTCTTTGGCTACAAGAACCACCTCGGCATCGACCGCCGGCACGGCTTCATCCGCAGCTTCGTCGTCACCGATGCC